CTGCGTACCTCAGGTCGAACGTCTTGCGGTAGGGGTTCTGGGTGTCGGGGTCCTGGTAGACGATGCCAGCACCAGCGGTGAAGCTGCTCTGAGAGCGCAGCCACCAGCCGTACAACGACTGCTCGCCAGGTTCGGCGGAGGAGTCGTACTGCTGCTTTCTGATCTCAGCCTGGCCTTCGGTGTACGGCCACTGGTCACGAGTGGCCGACAGGAACGGAATGCCCGAGAGAGCGTAGTCGAACCGAACGTCAGCCAGGTTGTAGCTGGTGCCTGCTCCCGACGTTCCGAAGTTCGACAGCTCAAACGGTATCCGGTGGACGATGTCAGCCACTGGTCCTCCTAGATGGTGGTGTAACTAATGTCCACGTACTTGCGAGAGACCGAAGTCCAGTCGGGGTAAGCCCCCTTAAGGGCTGCCTCTATGGCGTCGGCGAGGAGCGAGGACACGTCGGAAAGTTGGGTATTGCTGGACAGGTTCTGAAACCGGATGTCGTACTGATTTCCGGGGGTGGTGAGGTAGACCTGAACGTAGGGGAGATCGATAGGCATGCTGCCTCCTAGGCGATTCGTCGAAGTGTTACGTGAGTGCCTGCATGCATGACAGTCGCGTTCGCGCTGGACGCAACCTGCGACCACTGGAGATTGAACGAACCACCAGTTCCGGCGATAGTGAGTAGGCCCCGAACCTGCGCAACCATGGCGTTGGCGATGCCGGTACCGAGACCGCCAAGTTGATAGTTGGCGCTGGACAGGGTCTGTGCGTTGGTGATCACGGTACCCGTGCCAGTAGTCGCGGCAGCGGGCTGGCCGGTGGCGGTCCAGGGGAAGGTGGCGCCAGCGGGAGCCGTCCAGCCGATCTTGAGGTCACCGGCAGTGTCGGCGGAGAATAGAAGGAATCCGTCAACCGCATAAGTGGCGTTGGCGACTACGCTGATCGCGATGTCAGGGTCGTTGGTGTTGGTGGTCGTGCTGGTTCGGCTCGTGTCGGCGGTCTTCCAAGCCGTGTTGATCGAGTTGACCCCGTTGACCACTAGGTTCTGTACGGTCATTGTGCCGGACTCGTTGAGCGAGGCTACGATCGTGTTGGCAGGGCCAACCCACTGTTCCAGGTTGCCGGTGTAGCCGACGTTGGAGCCACCCACCTGGAGGACGGCGCCCGAGGTCACGCCCGGCTGGGCGATGACCATGCCCTTATTGGCCAGCGTTACTCCGGTGGACTGCACCGACAGCAGGGTGTTGCTGCTGGAGTCGGTGACTCGGAACGTGTCGACAGACTGAGACGTAGCCGCCTTGACGGTGAGTTGGTTCTGGGCGGCGGCCGTACCGGCGATGATCGTGTGACCGTCGTTGAAGATGGTGAACCGCTCGGTACCTCCACCGGAAGCGGCCAGCCGCACGCTTCGCTGGGTGACGCTGGTGTTGGGTGCGATGATATCTACGGCGGGGAAAGTGGTAGCCGCAGTAGGCGTGAACCCTATCGTTCCGCCAGACAGGATGGCGATGCGGTCGGTAACCGCATCGTTGTCGGTGACCCTAAACTTGTAAGCACCCTCGGTGTCTCCGGTGTTGCGCACCGACTTGATCGTGCCGGTGGCCTGGAAGAACACCATGGTGTTGAGGGCGATCTCGTTGTCCTTGATTTCCAGCCTGGAGGCCGAGGGGTTCACCGAGTCACCGATGATCGTGGTGATACCCAGCGCACCGGCGTTGAACATCGTGATGTTCTGGAGGCTGCCCAGCGCCTTGGTCAGCGTCTTGTTCGTCAGGGTCTGGCTGTTGGTGGTGCCCACCACGGCGCCGGTAGCGCCGTGTGCAGCAGTAGAAGCCTCGTGCGTCCTGGAGTCCGTGAAGTCACGGGCGGAGCTGACGTGCCTGACGAACGCCCCTACGGCGTGCCCGGAGGCGGAGGTGCCATCTATGGCCCTGGTGATCGTGAGGGTCAGAGAGGCCACGTTAGTGACCTCTACGAGCTCTTCGTTGCTGGACCCGTAGTCGAGCGCCAGAGTGTAAGGCGTAGAGCCAGGGAACCCGGCGGTGGAAGACACCGCGATACTGGTGTCGGACGAAGAGGCGCCGCCGGTAAGCGTCGCCTGCTGCGCGGTCGAAGAGTAGAACCTGGAGTTGGCCACTAGATCACCCGTTCCAAGACTGGTAGTTGTCGAACAGACGGAACAAGCGGTCTCGCTCTTCCTGGAGTCGTCGCTGGTACAGCGACATATAGAACTGCGCAGCCTGCGAGCCAGCACCGGTAGGCACCAGCGGAGCGCGCTCGGTAGCTTCGATCTGGGACTGTTGCAAGCGAGCGGCCTCGTAGGCGGGCAGCATGCGCCAGCATGCGCCGTAGGTAATGAGGTCGACATACCGGTCGGGATAGCCTGTGACCGTAGCGAAGTCGTCCGAGTTGTTGACCAGGGTGTTCGGCTTCTTGATGTACGTAACCCGGATGTTACGACCGGGCACCACGAAGTCACGCATGATCTGGAGGGTCTTGCCGGTAGGTGTAGGCGTAGGCTTGACCTGTCCGGCGGTGGTGGAGGCCACCGGGTTGAAGCGCCAGGACGACAGCGGGAACCATACGGCCGAAGGGCCGATGGTGTTGACCGTAACCTTGTACACGTCTTCGACTTCCACCGGCAGCGGGTACTCGTACCGGGCTGCGATCTTCGGGAACTCGAACTCGCCAAACACCCAGAGGTCGGGGTAGGTGGCGTTGATCGTGTCGTTGATAGCTTCCTTCAGGCGGGCCCTCGGGAACATAGGGTCGTCCGTCACCATCACTCCGCTGGAGTGGCTGGTAGCCGTGGTGCCTTCAGCACCACGCCCCGGAGGGATGACGGTCACCGTGCCCGTAGCCCTGTCGAACTTCTTGATGAGCATGAGCTCATCGTCGACCTCGACAAGACCTCGGGAGATGTTGGTGACCGTATCCGGATCGACGGTGAACGTCAGATCGGTGTTGCTCATGCTGGCCGTAAGGTACGAGATCGAAGCTTGATCCCTCGTGTACCCGAGAAGCTGCTGCTTGACTCGTGAGACAAGCTGATCGAAACTCGTTGCCATGGTTCTCCTTAGCCGAAGATGAAGCCGTTCACGGTTGCGGAACTGGTGCCGTTGGCGCCAGGCGTGAAGTCGAGGGTGATGCTGTTCTCCAGCGGTGCGCGGAGGATCGCGGAAATGGTGTTTGAATCGCTGACCGTCGACAGGGCGAGACCCGCGATGTTCAGCCTGGCCACCACGGTCCCAGCCGTAGGGGCGGAGTTGGTCCCGTTTACCGTGACCACCGGATTAGAGGCGCCAGCCACCGCGACGGTAGCCGAAAGGGAGATGTCACACGTGTACCACTTGCCTGCCGGTACGGTGACGAGCGTTCCGCTGGTGGTGCGGGTGCTGGAGAAGATCTCATCCTGACCCGGAGCTCCGTTGAACATCAGACCTCAGCCCAGACGAAGCTTATGTTCCAGCGGCTGTCGACGTCGCCGGTAGCCGTCTGGAGGACCAGCCCTTCGCCTGGGGCGAAGGTGAAGGCACCAGACCCGGGAGGCGCCAGGATGCTGTGTACGGCGCTAGAGACCCCGTTACCAACCTGGAGCGGGGACGAGAAGACGGCGGGACCGAGAGTGACGGTAGGGTTTCCTGTCCGGACCTCGGCGCTGGAGGTCGGCATGGTGGACTGGAATTCTGTTACAGCAGTAGAGTTGGTCTGAAGCGTTCCGGCCGAAGCCGTGGTGATCCGGAACCCTCGCATGGAGTTGGCTGTCAGGGTGATCGCTGCCACCGAGAAGGAGCTGATGAACACGCCGCCGAAGATGAAAGTCTTCGTGTTACCTGACGGGTTGAACAGGCTGAGGTGGTTCTGCGCTGCGACAACTCCGGGCACGTCGCCGATCGAGAAGACGTACACGCCTTTGTAGCTGGGGTTCATCAAGCCATACGTAGGAACAGGTGCGGTCGTTGGCTGATCGATGCTTATGGACTGCTGGCCCATCGTCACTCCTTTGAGTAGTGGGGAACCTCTTTCTGGTCGAGCCTGTGGTTGGTGTTAGCTGGCCATGATCTTGGCGGTGAGAGTACCGGCGCCACCGGCGCCGGACAGCGAGGCTCGGTAATACCGGAAGGCCTTACCGGAAGTAGTTGCTGTGACTGTAGCCGCAGCGGTCAGGGCAACCGTGCTGCCCGTAGAGACGAAGGTCGTGTTGTCCAGCGAGCCTTCGATGGTGATCGTGCCTGTCAGCGTCGACGTGCCCACGCCGACGACCGTGCAGTTAGCGTGGGCTGCACCGCAGTCCATCGTGGTGCCGGTGGCGTTGGTCGTAACCGCGCTGAGCGTGGTCGTAGCAACAAGCTGGCCCGTAGTCACCAGGAGCATAGCTCCAAGGTTCGGGTCGGGTACTGCGACGTTGGCGGTGTTGCCGCCCTGGGTTACGCTGATCGGCAGCGATGTCGAGACGACACCGGGTGCACTTCCAGCCGTGAAGCCCTCTAGTCCTACGCGCATCTCAGCCACTCTCCGCCTCCTTGATAGCCTTGTCTACCTGGTGGCGTTGAGTACCCTCAGGCTGAAGGCCGTTGTTGACAGCCCTCTCGTAGTGGTTCAGGTCTCTGTCCCAGGCCCGCTGCTTCGAGCTGTACCCCTCGTTGACGTTGGG